ATGTACTGTCACCAACTAATTCGCCCGATGCCGTTGCGTCAATCAACGCCTGCAAATTGTTAACAAGAAACAAATCGTTAGCTTTGTCCACTACTGGGAGCATGGCCTCCACTTGCTGGCCGAGAGAGTCCATATCTGCCTGGAATTCAACAATCGCACTGGTCATTTGTAACCTCCGATAGAATGAGAGAGCAGCTTGTTCACCTACTCCGAATGTGTGTTTTTCTGTGCCGTCAAATACGATCCAACCGCCATTAGCGTCCTGATATATCCTCGCCATTTGCACCCTCCTATGGGTCAATCGTCAATCGCCAACCGCACAGCGGTTCCGCTAGAAAACTTAGCCATTAATTCTGTCTCCCCGGTCGTTGCGTCACTTTGTGCGTAAATCACGACAGATTCAGCGGCTATGGCGGCAGTCAATGGAGCGGTCATCTCGTGCATTTTTAACGCTGCCTGTGTAATTTCTAGGTTCCCCACTTTGTCCAATATCAGCGTTTCCGTCTTGGTGCCCCCCATAACAGTAGCAAAACGGATACTGGTTTCAAGGGTTGCTCCGCCTTCGTCAAGCGCGAAGTCGATATACCCCATGTCCTTAAGAGCCCCACTAGATACGGCTATCCCAGCAGAGTATCCCATCGTTGCTACTGTAGCCCCATCGGTGAAGCTCCCTCTGATTTTGAATTCCCCGTCAAGAACACTGCTGATCGTATCTTTGACAAGCACATTCTGGTCTATTATCAGCCGCTCGGCCTCGACGCCGTCTACGATAGTAGCAAAACGGGTACTGGTTTGCATGTCATTCCCGGTCGAGTCGTCGTCAAGCGAAAAATCTACATACCCAAGATTGCGGAACACCCCCGCGCCAGCAGTGTCGATTAGGCAATTAAAACCCATCGTTGATATTGAATTTGCAGCGGTCCCTCTGATTTTCAATTGCCCGTCAAGGGTAGTGCTGAAATTCGTATGTTGAATAGCCAGCGCGGCATCAGATTTAAGCAGTCCATCGAGAGCTATGTCCTCCCCAAACGTTTGGTCTGCCGTGAATGTGTTCGCCGCCCCCTTTTCAACCAATCCCGCATTGGGGCTATTTAATATGAAGTTTGATACCGATATCGTCTTCGCCGCAGCGGATGCCCACATCGCCACTTTGTCAGTGCCCGCTAATGTGGTTGCCTCAGCAAGTTCGTCGAATGTCTTTAATGTCATCTCCTGCCTCCTCTATGAATAATCGACCGACTGCATCGAACATCGCACCTGCAGCTTGAAAGTGATCCGCGCTGTATGGCCAGTAGGCGTCCCCGCTGCATGCTCAAAATAAATCACGTTTTCTCTGGCAGATGGCCGTCTGGTCGCCTCGGCGACCAGATAAGTCGTTAAGTCCAGGTCAAACCATCCGTCAAGTCCTGCCTCGATATCCGCGCTTTTGTCGGCTCCGCCTACCATAATGTCTATGTCAGTCCCGATTTGTGCCACTGTTGCCCCTGTTTCATCGGTGGGGTGCCCATAAGTTAGATTTTGTGCAGTAATCTCGTGGATACCATCGGATTCCGTCCAGCGATAAGTGTCCACCCTAAAGCGAAGCAAAATCTGCTGTATTTGTACAATCTCTTCGCCCAAAATAAACCTGAATTCGGCCTTAAAATCCTCGTCCATTTCGTCTATATGTTCTTCGGTCCACCCCGAAGCTGCCGGCTGTTGGTGCGTCTGGCTCACTTCTTGACCCGCCAAAATACCTACTATCACGTCGTTATCGTCAATAAGCTGCCGCTCGGTTGTCGACACCACCAGTTCCATCGTACGCAGACCGTCTACCGCCACCTCTGTTGTCGATTCAAGCACATACAATGGTTGGTCTACGTCGATAGCCGCATGCCCGTCAACATAGCGCCGCGCTGTTACCTGCAACTTTTCCCCTACTTTTACCTCGCCCTGTACCCCCCATAGAGTCAGCCGATAAAAATCCTGTGGGATGCTGCGCATCCTCATCCATTCATATCCAGAGCGTAGTAACTGGTTTGCTGCTAATTCCACATCGTCCGCTGTATTGCTGACCGGCGTAATATGCTTGAACGTCAGCGCTATTTCGTTATTCCCATAGTCGTCTCTGCTGCCGTTTTCCTGCAGGCAATTGAAACAGTAATCAAGGGACGCCGTAGTTATATCCTTCGCCAAGTATAATGAATGCCCGCCATCTACCTGGGACGTCCACGCGTTATAGAACGGGCTAGTACCTGAGATAGCTGTCCCATCAGGCCATTCTGTCGCAGAAAGCAAGTCAAGTCGCGCGTGACCTTCGCCACTACCATACAAAAAAACCCGATTTACAATATCTTGGCTGTCGGTAATCTTTTCAATTTTCGCTATCAGCGCAATCTCCGTTTTTTCCTCCACCGCTACCGGGTTGGGCGCGCCGTGCACGGCATGAAAGCCCGAATCTTCCCACGTATTTACCCACTCCACTTTACGCCCCGTGCCCAGGCGGAAATGTCCACCCGTTGCCTGCGCAATTTCGAGCAGCCCAGCCAACGCAGTCTCATGCCGAAACTTTAAATAGCAAGGCAGATCTGTTATATAATGCGGTGAACTTGGAACAGTACCTTCCTCGTCCCCCACAGCCCACTGTGGCTGCCCTCCCTCCCCCCCCAAAAACTTCGCGTTAACATGGTCTCTTATTATTAGGAAGGGAGCCTCACGCACATTCTGAAATAACACCCATTCCCCAGAAGCATGCGAAGTACGCGTATTGGATCCCCGCTGATCCAATACTACCCGACGCAGTTCACCCAGCAAATCCGGCCCGCTCACTACTAACAACGGCTGTCCATCCGTCGGCACACGCACAGAGATAGAGTCAACCATCCCCGCCCCTATTTCCATTACAGCACCATCAACGATCGCATAACAGCGCGCCACATGCCTCGATTTTACCAGCGCCGCCGTGCTGTCCGTGGCGGGCACTTCAAACGAAAACTCTCCGGCCCGATCCAAACGTTTCACCGAACGCCAATTCAACGCAGACGAAATAGGCCCGCTCCCTTGCTTATCCCCAGTGGCATTCTCAATATCGATCCAAAACCGCATCATATACCTTTTGTCTTCATCCTTCCCCTATCTGGGGAAAGGACGTGTAGGTTCAAAGAATTACGCCCAACTGTCATACCACTCCACTTCGAAGGTACCCCCAAGAGAATTGCCACCATTCCCCCCCCCGTCTACTAGATCTAACGTGAACGCGTTGTTAGTTGGTGCTTCCCGTGTACCTGTGCCTGGCAAAATAACACACCAATAATCGCTCGCATGGGGGGCGGCCTGTCCCTGATCCGACGTGCCATCTTCTAACGTAAAACCCGCGTAGGCATTAACCCCATCGTTCAATACAGAGAATGCTCCGCAATCAATCACTACTTTTCCGTCGACTGCAACGGACCCTGACCACGTCCAATCTATCTGCCCCACTGTATCCTGAAAACGCAATATTATCGTACGCGCGTTGGTTTCGATCGACGTATAGGTAATCACCGGATCGTAGACCGGGACCGTCCCTTCCCCCGTCGGCGTAAAAAGCCCGGTCCCTCCCACCCCCCCTGTTGAATAGCTGGCGTCGGAAAGAAAGGACTTCTTCCAATAGCCCACCGCTTCAAATTCAGAAGAAATTTCAGCGTGCTGATGCTGCTCTACATCCCGATCCCACCGACAACTGAGAAGCCGCGCATATTTCCATTGGATGGTTACAGGATTTGAGCCCTCTAAATACCGCCACAACGGCCTGCGTTCGCCAATCATTCCCATCATCGCGTCGACATTCGTTTTCACGGTTCCTGCAGGGTCAAGGGGAGAGAAGGTGCCTCGATGGCTCACTCTATGTACGCCCAGTGGCACAATCCCACTTCCATAGGCGAAATGCGGTACGCCCGCCGTGGCCGTTACATCGCTGGGCACCTCTGCGCCCAACCCGTCCACACTCTGGCCCGTAGGTAAATAAACCGACGGTCCAAATCGGTACAAATGGTAGCTCATCGGAAAGTCACCCCCGATTGACGCAGTGCACCCAGCACGCCGGTCTCCGCCTCGGCCGCATTGCCGGCCGTAATATTAAACGTAAAATAGTTGGTCTGGCCACCATTATTCGATCTTGCCAAACCTCTGCCGTCTGCCATATGCCGCATTGAAAGCGTATAAAGCGAGGAAGCAGACGGGTTATATTTGATTTGCGTCCCCACTCCTGACCGCAGCGCCGCCAAGTTAGTTACAGTGTTCGACGCCACATGGGCCGTTATCGTCCGTGCCTCCTCAAGCCCCGCAATCATCTCGCGGCTTATGTCGAAACGCCCTCTCGTTATCGCCCGTGCTCCCTCAAGCCCCGCAATCATCTCGCGGCTTATGTCGAAACGTTCTCTCTTTATCGCCCGCCTGAATCCCACGCCAATCCCCTCTGCCATTGGCGCGCCCACCTTTTTCGCCATCACCTTCGATGGCGACCCGATACCCAGAAGATTTTGTATACCCTGTATCGCCGATGCACCCACAGACCGAACTGCATTCATTAGCATATAACTCGCATTTCTTATACCGGCTGTAATGCCTCGGATGATAGATCTGCCTAACGATGCCCAATTGAATCCAGTAATAAGCGCTTTCGCCATATTTATGTATTGTCCAAAGATCCCGACAATGGCCTGCCACATACGGGTTGCAATCCCTTTTAGCGTTTCCCCGGCACCCTGAAAATCCCCAGTGATCAATTGCATTACAACCTTGACCATATCAAATACATTCCTAAGTGCCGTGCCGAAAATAGTTGTTACAATTGACATAAACCCCTGTACGATTCTCATAATATTTGCGCCGTTCTCGTCCCAAAATCTCGTAATCGCACCCAAAACCGTCTCCACTGTCTTGCGCATCAATGGCAGATTCTCATCAATCCAATCCTTAACCCAAGCGAATGAGCCCCGCGCATTGTCCAGGGCTGGCGACAACACACTCTCTATTACACCCTTTACGGCATTGAAGACGCCCATTACCGTCTCGCTGATCTTTGGCCAATTATCCGTAATCCACTGTACACCCACTGCTGCCTTATCCGCTATCCAGACAAACATGGCTCCAATAGCCGGTAATGCTGCTCCTGCCATTTCCGCCAGTCCTGCAAAAGCAGGAGCGATTTTTTCCCCCACATCCAACAACATTACATTCCAGGCCGCCCCTAACTTGTCCATGCTGGGCTTAATCCCGCCCTCCATTGTCTTGAATGCTGCCTCTGTCGCGCCGCTCGCGGTACCCATCTCCTTAAGCGCACTGCCAAATGCGGCCGTACCCCTACCTGTCAGCTGTAACGCGGCCCCACCAGCTTCCACACTACCAAACAAGTCATTGATACCCACACCCGCAGTGGCCGCGTGCTGCTCTAGCAACTGCAAAGCATCCTGAGTATTGCCACCCTCTGCTACAAATTGCTTGAAAGTTTTCCCCGCGATTTCCTTGAATACATCGGATGTCTTGCCGCCCTCTTTGGACAGCTCCACAAAAAGCTGGCGCAATTGCGTTGTCGCCACACTCGTCGGCGTACCCTGCGCGGTCATCGCTGCCATTGCCGCTGTCACATCCCCAAACTTCACTCCCAACGCTGCCGCCGTGGGGTTCACTTGAAACAATGATTTACTTAGTTCTTCAAATGTCGTACCGCCTAACTTTAACGCCGTAAACATCAGATCTGACGCTTGCGCAGCGTTTATCGTGTCTTTACCATAGGCGTTGACCGTACTGGAAATGCCTTGGACTGCCGTCTCCAAATCCGTCACGCCCCCCCTTGCTGCCTTTTGCGCCGTCTCTAAAAACTGGAAAACATTTTCCTTCGGTACGCCCGCCGAAATTGCCTGGTAAAGCGCGGGTACCGTTTCCTTCGGCAACACACCGAATTCTTTAGCGAATTTTTTGACATCCCCCTGCATACTGCCCATCGCCTTTTTTGACAACCCGGGCAATAGCGTAAAAACCTCATTCATCGAATTTTGGAATCCGACGAATTCTTTTACTCCTGCCGCACCCACGCCCACGATGGCCGCTCCCGCGGCCGCCACCGCGCCCAAAGCTGCCTTCCCCGCAATCCCGGCCAACTTCCCCCCCCACGACGAAGTTTTTTTACTCGTTTGGGCCAGACCTTTATTATAGTCGCTTGCATCCGTGGCCAATTCGACCACTAGCCGCTCCAAAGTCGCCATCTGCAATATTCCTTTTAGTCTGCCGAAACTACGTCAGAATCGGGGCTGGGCGTCCGCTCATCTTTCCCGCCGAAGGCGGCGTTCAACATTTCTACAAACTGAAGTTGGCTCTGCCAATCTTGCGTTTGCGTATTCCCAAATTTCAGCAGGAAGTCCTTTATTTGGTAAGGTTTTTTCCGGTCTGTATTCCCCCGCTGCGATTCCGCTACTACCATAGCCTGCAGCGCTGCGCGCCAGTCCGCCCGCTCCTCTCCAAACGGTTCAATCCGGCTGTAAGCTATCCAATCCGTAAACTCACCCGCGGGCATTGTCTTTTTTAAAACGTGGATCGGTTGCCCCAACGCTAGTGCCAAGGTGTGCCAGAATCTTAGCTCTGGCTGCTTCCGAATTTTTTTTCTGCTTCCTCCACATCGCTGTTCATGTCCGATAATTCTGTAGCGGTATCAGACAATCGTTCGATCACCCGCGAACTTTTTTCAGCCAATACCTCCATGTCGCCATCGTCAAAAAGCCGCTTGCCATCACTGTCTATCACTGTGCGCGCCACAATCCATGATTTCAATCCAGACATCTTGCGCGGATTTGAAATATTGCCTGTAGCTGTGTCCACAATTTCAAGGCTACGTATAGCCACCTCCTCCTTCTCTTCTTGAGTGAATTCGCGCACATAGACCTCTCCGCCCCACTCTGGAATCTTGACCATCAATCGACGTTTAACGTCCGGCTTTAGCAGTTTTTCTCGAGTAAGCATACACATCCCCGTCCGCACTGTGAATAGCCCGCTCCAAAATGGAGAAGGCTAGGGTGAAATTCTAAGAAGCTAGGATTACAGCAAAACCGGCGCGCCCGTAATCTTCAGCGTTACACTTGCCGTCAACGCATCCCCCACCGCGATGCTTGGCTCAAAACTCGCGACGAGAGCGGTGAATGACCACACTGTATTGACACCGGTGTTGGGGAACGTCAAGCTAAAATACGCTATTGCCCGCGTAGTCAGGAAATAAAGCAACCCACCAGCAGCATTCTTATGTGTAGCTCCTGCAGGCTCGTAGGAAATGTCAATATTGACCTCCCCTCCGTCTTTTAGCCCGCCGATAAACTCCCGCCAGTTGGACGCAGACGAGTGATTCGTCACGTCAATGGTCTCTAGCGTTAGGCCTGGCCCGCTTATACTCGTCACGTTTGCGATGTCCTCTACGTTATTTGCGGCATCTCCCGCTTTCAGTATTGTCCCATGGGCTGATATAGCTGCCATTTTTCAATCCCTCCTAAATTTCTACGAATGTGTTAGACAGATCGTCTACCAAATACGCCCCGGTGTGATCCACCAAGAACGCAAGAATATCATCGACATACGGCTTCCCTGTCCCTAAAAACGTCACAGAAGCTGTCAAAGCGCCCTCTACTGTCGCTATCGGTTCAAAGCCCGTCACAAACGCCCAAAACGCCCACTCCGTATTGCCGACATCAGGAAAAATAACCGTGAAGATCGCTCTCTCCCGATTGTTCAGCGCTGTCCACTTGCTTACATGTGACAACGCGGCCGGCTCGAAATTCAGGGTCATAGTCATTTCCCCGATCTCTTTCACACCGCCCGTCATTCCCCGAGATTCGTTGTCCGAATCATGCGCAGTCGTATCCTGCGCGTCCACTACCAACCCCGGTCCCTGTATATCAGTAATTTGGGCTACGGTAACATAGCCGCTATCTGTGTCGAACTGCTGCAAGATTGCCCCAAACGCCGCGTGTTGCGCCATACGTTCCCCCTATCCTCTCCGCCCTGTAATCAGCCGCTCCCCACTTTGGAGCGGACAGGATCGGAGCAGGTTACAAATTGCTCCAAACATAGTATTCCACAATCCGGCGTTGATCATTCGTCTCCGGCGCGGGGATACTCCGATCATTCAAGCTTAGTGCCGCATCGATGCGTACTCCGGCCACCGTGCCCCGATAATGCTCCAATGCCCCGTGTAACGATTGGACTACATCCTGGACACTGGTAGCCGTTTCCCCCCACACATCGAATTGCATCCATGTCCGCATCAATCCCACATCCC